CAAACACCACAACGCATCATCTAATCCGTTGCTGTCCAGAATCTGAATGATGGGAACGGGTTCGTCGTCTGCTTTCGTTTTACCTAGGGTGCGCAGCAGCTTTTCCCAGCCCTCGGCGCAAGGGTGGCACTCTCTGATTTTGTTTAATGTGGTTTTCATTTGTTTAGCTCCTGTTGTGTTGTGTGTAGTAACTATAAGTTAAACAAAACGTAAAGTCAACAGGTAAAAAAAAGCCGGGCGAACCCGGCTAAATGCCAAACGCTTGGTAGCGCAGGCGATCCCACATCAGGAGGAAACGGAATGCCAAAAGACAATTCAAGCATAGCACATGTTGCGCTAAGTGCAAGGTTTAACTATCCCCATACAACAGCAAGTAGCGCGAACCGAACCCGGTATAAACGGGATCCGTAATACCTTGTAGATCGGCGAAAGCCAGTAGTTGCGGCAACCCCAGATAACGATTCGGGTTGATATCGGTGCGGTCGAGGCACAAACGACCTAGTGCAACTGATACGCCATCGTAAAGCACGTCAGCAAACAAACCATAGTCGGTCGTCGTCAGCGTAATCTGCGCCGCTGCGCCATCCAGAATCGCCGTGATGGTCTGGTTAGGTGTGGCCGATAACGGAATAACGACTTGTGTCATAACAGCACTTGCGAAGAATTGCCACTAATGTCGGTGGTAGTGATTGTCCCGGATACGGTGCGATTAGCGAATGTAAAGTCGGCAGTGGCTTGCACTACGTCGGAGACTTTCAATGCCTGTGTCGTAAATGAGTTTTGCACAAGTGTGAGGTTAGGGGCTTGTCCGAGGATGTTGCTATAGCGTATTCCTTGCGTCGTATCGTAGTAAAGCTCCCCGTACCATGTCAGGCAGCGCGTGGCTACGTCCTGCGCCATGCGCATTGCGGGGCCTGTCGAGTCGCCCGGCGTAGCGTCACCCACCGTTGCCCAATTGCCATATTGGTCTACGGTCAAGTCCCACAATGAATAATCGAGAGCTACTGTGTCCATGTGCTGATTGTGCCAAAGAACGGCGCGGCTGTCACGTGCGGCGCGATATTGCGCAGTTGCTACTAAGCAAGGTACGGAGGGACGGAGTACGGAGGCAGGTTTTTGAGACCCTGTACACTTTGCGAAAGTAGTAATAAGTACCCTACTTGTTACTACTTTCTTCATCCAGTGCTTATATAGTAACTCTGTATTCTCCTTCTGTATTTATTATATATTATTAATATTTTATTTAACTACTATACTAAGAAACAGCTACAGAATGCGGGTTTCAGACTTATTCAGAAGTACGGAGGGAGATAGTTGTCAAAGTACTACTCCCTCCGTACTTCTGTAATTTCCATGTTGCAGCGCACAATAAATAATTAACACTCTGACAACAGAGTACGGAGGGAGAAACAACTTCCTGCCGTACCGGTACGGAAGCTACTGCAAATGAAATAAGTCGCAGGTTATCTAACTGACAACTTCATGGCAGGTAACTATCGCCAAGCGTCGATCAATTGCGTTACACTGCGCTTATGGCAAAACTCGAACCCGTCCACGCGTCACTTGTGGCTGATCTGGTCGACCTCATCAATTCGAACCTGACCGATTTGCTCAAAGTTCGCACTGTTACGTGCGGCGGCTGTCACGGGCGTGGCACCGTCGGCGGTGAGACACGTTCGGACGGTAGTATTTCAGACGACGGCACGCTGGCGACGTGCGGGACGTGCGGGGGTGTTGGTGCTGTTGAGCGCTATGAGATTGACCATGCCGCACTGAAGACCTACAAATACGGGCGGTACGTAGAGGGCTTCGAAGTCAAGCAAGGTGTTGTCGTGCCTAAATTTCGATCTAAAACAAACGCGTTTAACGCGTTGACCAAGTTGCTCGGATTCGATAAAGCCGTAGTTGAGATTTCAAACGGGGCTACTTTGTCGCAAACCATTTCTGAGGAGCAAAAAGCGCAGTACGTCGAACAGTTGAAAGAATTGGCGACCATGGGCTTGTTGGATGGTGGCAAATGAATGCAATCGTCGGCCTCGATCCGCTGCGATTCTTGATCCAAGAGTCGCGCACGAATTTTGCTGCGTTTGTATCGCTTTTGCACCGTCCACGTTTTAAGCATTCCGGGTTCTCGGTCGAAGTGTGCAAAGCAATTGACGCGTTTGTCGCTGACGTGATTGCAGGCAAGCGGCCCGTATTGATGCTTACTGCGCCCCCTCAACATGGCAAAAGTTCCTTAATTTCGCGCTGCCTACCCCCCTACCTGTTCGGAAGATTACACGGCCACTTACCCGCAGTTCGCATTGCGGGTGCGAGTTACGCGCTAGCACTAGCCCGGCGCAATACGCGTGATGCAAGGTCTATCATGGGTGAACCGCTTTACCGTGAAGTGTTTCCCGCTGCATCATTAATCGGGTTTAAAGGTGTTGACAATTCAGACGGGTTTGACGTGCCTAACGGGGGTTTGCGGGGCGTGGGTGTGGGCGGCTCCCTTACCGGCTTCAGTATTGACGTGGGGATCATTGACGATGCCATACGCGATGCACAAGCTGCATTGTCGCCAGTTGTGCAGGGCGGGTTAGAAGCTTGGTACGAATCGGTTTTGATGACACGCTTACAGGCCCGGTCAGGCACGGTCATCATCGGTACGCCCTGGTCGGCAAATGACTTGCTAGCCCGTGTGCGCCGCAAGATGGCCGCTGATCAGCGATTCACGTTATTGTCGTTCCCCGCGCTCAACAAACCCACGGAGATTGGTTACAACCCGGATTTACCAGAGGGTGCACTTGTGCCGTACTTGCACGACGAAACCAAACTGCTAGAAATGAAAAAACACATGTCGGAGTTTTGGTGGTCGGCCATGTTCCAGCAAGTGCCGCTGTCGGAATTCGGGGCAATTTTCAAGAAGCAGTACTTACAATACTACCGGCGCGCTGATTTGCCCGCTAATTTCCAGCGGGTAGTTATCAGCGTTGACGCGACGTTCAAAGACGGGCAGGCAAGTGATTACGTGTGCGCGGGTGTGTGGGGGTTCACACATGCCGACCAGCGCGCTTGGCTCTTGGATTTCAGACGGGCTAAACTCGCTTTCATGGCAACGGCACAAGCTATTACCGACCTAAAGCAGAAGCACCCCCGCGTATCGCGCATTTACATTGAAGACGCGGCCAATGGCGCGGCGTTGATCGACATGCTGCGCAAGCATTTTGCCGGGCTTGAAGGCGTGCCGCCTCTGGGCAGCAAAGAGGCTCGCGCCGCTGCGGTGTCGTGGGCGTGGGAAAATGGGCAAGTCATGCTGCCGCACCCGGACGAAGTGCCAGGCATTACGCCACTCGTTGCGGAAGTTACGACTTTCCCCGACACGACGACAGGCTACGACGACGCAGTAGACATGATGACCATTGCCTTGCATCAGTTAATGCTACGTTCGCCGATAGCGAGTATGATTACAAAAGATATTCTTAATCGAGTGTAACTATGTCACGACGCAAACACGCAACGAAACGCATTGCAAAAACTGCAACACGTCCCGCTAAACCGATTGCGGCCGACGACAAATACGCACGCCGCGCAGCGATGCGCGCCGCAGTGGACGCGTTGGGCGAACCGACTAGCCCGTCGCTGCAATCCGCGCAACGCTACGAAACGAACAACGCGCACTATTCGAACAACGAGCGCAAAGCCGCAGAACATGCGATGGACTTTAATGGCGCAGCAGCTAACGCGCTGACGTTTGTATCGCGCACAGGCTTTCCCGGGTTCCCCACGCTGGCGCTACTTTCTCAATTGCCGGAATATCGCGCCATGCACGAAACGCTCGCCGATGAATGCGTGCGCAAGTGGGGATACGTCAAAGCAGCAGACGACACCGATCCCGCGTTGCTGGAACAAATTGAGTCAGAACTGAAACGCATTAACTTACGGGAAGTGGTGCGCCAACTGGTCATTCATGATCAAGCTTTCGGGGGTGGGCACGTCTATTTCAAACTGAAGAACGACGAGCAATTCCGTGATACACCACTCGTATTGCGTCCCTACACGGTCAAGAAAGGCTCGTTTGAGGGTTTGCGCGTGGTGGAACCGTACTGGGTGACGCCGAACTACTACAATTCTATTGATCCTACCGCAGCGGATTTTTACAAGCCTTCGTCGTGGTGGATGCTCGGCACGGAAGTACACGCGACCCGGCTAGAAACGATCGTCAGCCGCCCTGTACCGGACATGCTCAAACCCACGTATTCATTCCGTGGCATTTCAATGACGCAGCTTGCCGCCGAGTATGTCGATAATTGGCTGCGCACCCGGCAATCCGTGAGCGATACCGTCAAGCAATTCTCTATTACGGGGGTGCGCACGGACATGCAGCAGATGCTGCAACCGGGCGGCGCGATGGATTTAGCTGCACGCGCAGACTTGTTCAACCGCGCCCGCGACAATCGCAATATCGCGTTTCTTGACATGGCGACGGAAGAGTTCTTCCAACTCAACACGCCGTTGTCAGGGCTGGACGCGCTGCAAGCCCAGTCGCAGGAGCAAATGGCGGCAGTGTCGCACACGCCGTTAGTGAAGTTGCTGGGCGTAACGCCTACTGGGCTAAATGCGTCCAGTGATGGTGAAGTTCGCGTCTGGTACGATCACGTAGCCGGTTATCAAGCAAACACACTGACCGCGTTAATGCAAACCGCTTTGCGTATTGTTCAACTGTCGCTATTTGGCAACATCGACGAATCCATTTTCTTCGAATGGGCACAACTGCACGAATTGACCGAGTTGGAAGATGCAGAGCGTCAAAAACACGAAGCAGAAACCGATGCAATCTATATCGAGCAGCAAGTCATCACTCCGCAGCAGGTAGCTGAACGCCTCGACAACGACCTGGGCAGCATGTATTCCGGGACACTGGTGGCCGACACGCTAGAAGAAACCTCGGACGACGACATACAAGGCATCACGGAGCACATTCTGGAAATTGGCGACGAACAGCCGGGGCAAGAAACGAGCGCGCCCGCTGCGACTGGCGGCGAGGGTTACACGGCGAACGGCGGCCCGGTCGATCCTGCCGAAGTGGACCCCGACTCTTTAGCGCAGTTGGCGGAAATGGGGCAGGCCGTGATGGAAAATCAGGTTGACAAGCAATCGTCGCAATAATGGAACTGCGCGCACCCGGCAAGCGGGACATCAAACTTCCCGCAGTAGAAACTAACTTTCAAGTCGAGTTATTCTACAAGCAGGCATTGAGCAAAGCGGTAGCTAACATGACCGCTTCTTATGAGTATTGGCTCGCCATGCGGTTCAAGAAAGCTAAAGACGCCAACGTAGAGGCAGGGTTGCTACCGGACATTGCACAGGATGCCGACACGCCGGGCAAAGCCACGCGCAAGCTCTTTGGCGAGATTGGCCGACTGCACGACTACTGGCAAAACTACTTTGACGACTTCGCCAACAAGATAGCTAAACAGATGGCGGGCAAGTGGTATGACAGCAATTCTCGGTCGTGGCGCGGCAAGTTGGATAAAGCTGGGTTTGACATTAAGATGCAGGTGACGCCTGCGCAAAAACTGATCCTTGATACCAAGATCAAAGAAAATGTCGCGCTGATTAAGTCGATCCAGCAGGATTACCACAAGAACATCGAAGGGATTGTGACGCGTAATTTCCTTGCCGGGCGGGACTTATCCACCATGGCAGACGCGATCAAAAAGACCGGGGGTGTATCAACGCGCCGCGCCGCGCTGATTGCACGTGACCAGTCGAACAAAGCTACTGCGCAACTCAACAGTTCACGCCAACGCGAGATTGGCGTAACGTGGGCCATGTGGCAGCATTCCAGCGCAGGCAAAGAGCCACGTCCTGAACACGTGCGAGCAGGGCGCGAGCACTGGTTTTATCGCATTGACCGGGGTATCGATTTTGGGGACTCGTTCGGTTACGTCTTGCCCGGCGAAGCAATTAACTGCCGTTGCACAGGACGCAGCGTAATACCTGCGCTAAACCGTTTACCTGCCGGGTTTGATGAGGCGAAGCTAATCGAAGTGCCGGGTTTCCCCGGCGCTTACAAAATGCCTTAAATTACACCCGTTCGACTAGTTCACAAACCCGGCGCAACTCATGTGCTTGCCCCGCCCGCGCAGCAGCCCGCGCAGCAGCAACATCAGCAGCATCAGCAACATCCGCAGCAGCCCACGCAGCAGCAGCCTGCGCAGCCCACGCAGCATGCGCAGCATCCGCAGCATCCGCAGCATCCACAACATGCGCAGCCCACGCAGCCTCCGCAGCATCCGCAGCATCCGCAGCATCCGCAGCATATGCAGCCCGCTTAGCAGCAGCCCGCGCAGCAACTAATTCTTCCTGCGTTGCCTCACCATTCGCAAAGCGTTCAGCAACATCTAGTGCGTCAAGGCTGCGTTGATCTGTCATCAAATGTTGCACCTGCCTAGCGCACCAGACTGCATAAAGCCTAATCTCGCGTTCATGACCTTCCACTGCGCGCAAACACCACAACGCATCATCTAATCCGTTGCTGTCCAGAATCTGAATGATGGGAACGGGTTCGTCGTCTGCTTTCGTTTTACCTAGGGTGCGCAGCAGCTTTTCCCAGCCCTCGGCGCAAGGGTGGAACTCTCTGATCTTGTTTAATGTGGTTTTCATGATCTGCTTTCTATCTAGTTGCGCTTCGACCCTCTCGGGCTAGTCCAGTGCTTAATTGCCTTTACACTTCATGCATGCGCACTTCATTCCACCTTCTTTTGCAGCGCGACCGGCGTTAAATGCGTGGTCGTAATCTGTCCGAGACAATCCGGATTCAATGAGGATCCGCGTTCCAGTCTTGAGGTCTTCGTGATATCCCGCGATCTTTACGTGGACCAGCGCGCTCTTTTTTGTCATCTACATCTCCATCTATCTAGTTGCGCGGTTTGGGGCCGCAGCCCCGGTTGGTTATTTAAATGGTTCCATGATGTATCCTTGCATATGGTGGGTTATTTGATCTGAATGTCCGGAATGATGACGGACGGCTTGAACACGACGCGATAGTGATAGGCACTGACGTTTGCAGACGCCATCTGCTCCACAAAGTACGTCACGTTGTCAGACAGGCCGAGGAAATGTTTCTTGTACTCGGCAGGGCCAGTCTTGCAAGTGATCGTGACCTCGCGAGGCTTGTCGCTGTTGCCGAGCGAGCACAAACCTTCGACGCTCAGCATGTACTCACCGGTAATGCCGTTGTAGAACACGACGCGGCGCGTAATTTCGAAGTTGTCGGCGGCCTTCGACAGATTGCGCGACGCCACGTCGGCGTCGTTGTTGCAGCCGGCAAGGGTAACGAGGGCGGCGATTGCGAGTAGTGTTTTCTTCATTTCATTTCTCCGTTGTGTTTGTCGATGTAGGTATATTAAGCTAACGTAAGGGCAAAGTAAAGCCCTTTTCGTAATTCAGGCGATTTAATTTAACTATCGTGCTGCGCACTTCGATTGCACAAGCCCAAACAACGCGTTACACTCTGACAAACTTCTACCCTTTTGCGACCATGCCCCACGTTATTTTAGCGTTTGACCGTCAGACAGCGCGATCTTTCGACGCAGACGGGCGTATGCGCGTAAAGGATTGCATCCTTTCTACCGCAGAGATTAACCCGTACTACGGCAAGGAAATCCCCGGCTATGAGTCGTTGGGCTTGAAACCTGAGACTTCGTACGAATTGTACCGCGACCCAGCAGAGTTAAAGCGCGCCGCCGACACGTTTAACGGTGTGCCGCTGATGATCAAGCATGTGCCGCAAACAGCAGCTGACCCGCGCAAAGAGTACATCGGCGGTTCTGTGCATTCAGTACGGTTTGACGGGAAACACTTACGCGGCGATCTGTTGGTGATGGACGGTCATGCAATCGACTTGATTCAGTCTGAGAAGTTGTCCGATCTATCCTGCGGTTACCGTTACAAACCCGATATGGTATCAGGCAGCGCAGACGGTAAAAAATATGATGGCGTGATGATCGGCATCGAGGGTAATCACGTTGCATTAGTGGACGACGGACGCGCTAGTAACGCGCACGTTGCTGACGCGGCACTACAACCCCCGCAAATTTCAACCAAAGGAGCAATTGATATGGCTTTTCCTAACGAAAATGGCGCGCCGGGTGCAGGTGCTGGCGCACAACCCGGTTCGCCAGAAGGTGAACAAAACGAGCAAATGAACATGCAGGCTATCGGGCAAGCGTTGAAGCAAATTGCTACCCTCTTGCAAGATATTCATGGCAAGGTTGGCGCAAGCGCGCCACAAGCTGACACCGCAGGCGCTGACAACGTGGGCATGTCCGAGGGCGAAAACGAACCGCGTGCAGGCATGGACGAAGCCGAAGAAACGGAACATGAGGGCAAAGCTAAAGATGAAGAGCTTTCACTCGAACCCGCCACCAAAGAGATTAAGCTCAACGGCGGCGCGGAAGATGAATCCGTTGATACTGACGAAGGCGAAAAGGCATATCTGGATACCAAAGAGCAAGAAGGCACCCCGAACCGTGGCAACAAGACACAGTTTTCGCAAACCGGCGCAATGGATGCTAAGTCGGTGCGCAATGTAGTAGCTAACGCTGTGAAGGCCGAACGCGAACGCGCTCACGCCGCAGCGGAAGCTAAACGCGATGTCATGCACGTACTGGGCGACATCGCCATGGACGACGCCGGCGACATTTACCGAGAAGCATTAATCCAGTCCGGCATTGACGTTATCGGTGTGCCTAAGTCCGGCATGCGCGCCATCTGGCAAGGTGTTGCACAGGCCCGCGCACAAGTTGCAGGTGCTGCCCCGCGTGCGCTAGCGCAAGGTATGGCGATGGACAGCGCAAGCAAGAACGCTACATCAGCGGTACTTTCCGCACTGGCTGCAAAAATCTCCGTCAAGGGCTAAACCCCGAGCGGATCAAACCCTGACGATTTAAGGAGAATTAACCATGTTTCAAAATCAAGTGTACATTCAGCCAGCGCAAGCCGTACCGGGCGATTTCGCGTCTAGCAACCCGATGATTTACAAGCTGTCCGGCACCGGTCGTATGGTGGCAGACAGCTCGGGCGTGACTGTCGGACATTTTGCGGCGCTGAACTCCACCGGTACCGTGACCAGCATCTTCTCGTCGGCCCCTGACGCGTCGCGTATCGGGTTTGTGCATCGTGAGTTTAACGCGCAGATCACCACCTTCTTAGCTGAAGCAGGTTACACCATCCAAGCAGGCGAACCTGTCGCACTGTTCGGCAAGGGCGACTTCTGGGTCAATACTGACGTGATTACCGGTACGCCAGTGCGTGGCGCGCAAGTATGGTGGGACATGACGACCGGTAATACCGTTATCGGCGCGCCAAGTTCGCCACCTGCAACGACTGTCAACACCGGCTACCTTCTGATTTCAGAATCGGCTACCGTTGGTGCAGTGGTAGTTATCAGCAATACCGGCGCGTAAGCCTCGGCCACATAACGCAATCTTAGGAGATTATCAAATGCGTGACTCGCAACTTATTGCACAAATGGCCCGCGCTGGCGTCGTGCTCCCCTCCACTGTGCAGAACATCAGCACCCCGGTGGGTGAGTACGCGATGGATGCGGCGAGCTTAACCCCGACATTGGTTGGTACTCAGAATGCCGGTATCCCTTCGTACCTGACGACTTATGTCGATCCGAAGGTTATCGAAACAATCGTCGCACCAATGGCGGCAGCTACGCTGGTGGGCGAATCGAAGAAGGGCGACTGGACTACGCTGGTTGCTGCCTTCATTCAGGCCGAACCTTTGACCGAAGTTGCCACTTACGGCGATTATTCGGCAGATGGTTCTAGCAACACCAACATTAACTACCCGCAACGCCAGTCCTACTTCTTCCAGACGTGGACACGTTGGGGTGAGCGCGAGTTGGAAATGGCAGGTGCCGGACGTGTTGACCTGGCTTCGCAACTGAACCTCTCCTCTGCGTTGGGTCTGGCTAAGTTCCTGAATAACTCGTATCTGTACGGCATTTCGGGCTTGCAAAACTACGGGCTGACCAACGATCCGCGCTTGTCCGCACCTGTTACCGCTTCGGCAAACTGGGCGACTGCCACTCCTGACGCGATCTACAATTCCATCATTACGGACTTGTGGAAGCCGATGCAAACGCAATCGCAAGGTACTATCCGTCAAACCGATGAACTGCGTCTGGGCTTGCCACCTAGTGCTGTCGCAGATATCAATCGCGTCAACTCCTACGGTCTTGCAGCGGCAAAGCTGCTCAAAGATGCGTGGCCTAAACTGGAACTGGTTGAAGTGCCGGAGTACGACACCGCATCAGGTCGTCTGTTGCAGTTGTGGGCAGTCAAGGTTGAAGGTCAAGAAGTTGCAACTTGCGCCTTCACCGAGAAGATGCGCGCTCACGCTGTCGAGCGTTACTCTTCGTACTTCCGTCAAAAGAAGTCGGCAGGCACTTGGGGCGCTGTAGTTTTCCGCCCGTTCGCAGTTACGCAAGGTATTGGTTACTAGTTTAACCACAAATTAACCACTAAGTCTAACGGTGTGTTCTCCTCGAAAGCCCGGTTCGCCGGGCTTTTGTTTACCTTACGTCCGCTTTAGCTTAGAATGAGGATTCGCGCTCTGTGCGAGCCGACCCGTTACGCCTATCCACCATCGGAGTAAACCATGACTGACCAAACGAACGAACAATCTGTTGTCGAACAAACCCCAAACGTGTCCGGCGATGCCTCCAATGCCGTTGTGACATCGGCCGAACCTTCTTCAGTGACTACTGCCTCCGATGCATCAAGCTCCGCGCCCGTTACGGACACCGTAGCTGACACTGCAACTACTGATGAAACTGTAGACGCGCCTGAAAGCGAATCGTTGCTTGAAAGCATTGAACATGTCGTCGAAGAAGGCATCGAGACACTTAAAAAGCTGGTCGAGTAATAACGACCAAGCCGAACAACTAACAAGGAGTTACATTTATGGCTACTAAGTCCAAATCTAGCGGTTTCGTTACTGTCGCGTGCAAGCTGCCACAAGGCTTGAACATCAGCGTGCCAGATACTGATATCAAGCTTAAACTGCATGGCACACATTCCCCTTACGCTGTCGCCGGACACGGTCTTACCGAGGTCAAAGCGGATGTGTGGGACGCCGTAGAAGCACACTACAAAGATGTACCTGGCGCTAAATGGCTCGGTTCGTCCGTGTTTGTGTCGTCTAAGCGTGAAGACGCTGTGGACGAAGCGACTGAGAAAGCCGACGAGAATTACGGGTTTGACCCGATTGACCCTACCGCCCCCGGTTCAGTAAATAAGGGCATCGCAGTTGCGGATTAATCCGGTAACATAGAGCTTTACGAAAGGGGTTCATCATGGCGGTTATCGTTTTCAGTCCGACGGATTTTGTAGCTTGCTACCCGGAATTTGCAAACGCGACCGATACGCGATTGACTGATATCTTTAATCTGGTGCAGTACACCATGATTGACAATACAGACAATTCGCCAGTGATGGACCCCAACTTTCGCACGCAGTTGATCTATATGGCGATGGGCCATTTGCTGTTGATCTACGGCCTCGCGCCTGCGCAGCGCAGCGACGGCACGATAGACAATACCCCGCCAGGGCGCATTTCCAGCGCAACCGAAGGCACGATCACTACAGCATTCCAGATGGAAGTCACCAACGCGAACGGTAGTGCGGCGTGGTGGAATCAGACCAAATATGGCGCAATGTACTGGATGGCGACAGCGCGTTTCCGCTCTTTCCGGTATTTCCCGTCCGGCGTGTCTGGCATTGGGCAAGCCGTGGCGTATGGACAACCCCCATTCTTTGTGCCGGGTGGTGTATGAGTGTCACACGTCGCGGGCTAGATCATTCCCGCTTTCGCAAATACACAGCGGTATCTGTGAAAGCAGGTGTGTTGGAAAGTGCGACCTACCCCGCCGATACGTTGACCAACGCTGCGACCGGCGAACAAGTACCCGACCCGCGAGCGGGTATGAAAGTTGCTACTATTGCACGTGCATTGCATTACGGCATCAGACAAAATCATCCCCGCCCGTTCATTGCGCAGGCAGTTATACAGCACAAGAAAGAATGGGCGACCGGGTTTGTCAAGCTAGCAGTCGCAGGCGTTACGCCGCTAAACGCTGCGCAGCAAATCGGGCAAGTCATGAAAGAAGATATTCAGCAGTCTATTCAGCAATGGCCTGCGGATAACTCAGCATCGTGGGCGAAGTTTAAAGGGTTCAATCACGGCTTGGTGTTGACGGGCCACCTAACAAATTCGATTGAGTTCGAGGCGAACAAAAAATGACGTTCAACATTCGAAGCGCGGTACGCGGCGCAGTGCAACAACTGAACGAAGACACCCCCGGCACCGTCTACGTGTCCACCGGGCGCACCAACACGGGCGGCATTCTTACGCCTACTTACGCGAGTGTTGCCGCTTATTTGCAGGTGCAAGCGCAGGATCACGACTCGATTCAGCACAATCGCGGACTCGAATATAGCGGTTCGTACTATACCGTCTACGCATATGGCGACTTCTCGGATATCGAGCGCCCGGACGGTAAGGGCGGCGACGTGGTGAACATGAACAATCGGTACTATTACATTTCGCAGGTCTTTGAGTGGTGGCCCGATTGGTGCTCGTTTGAAGTGACGCGCCAGCTAAACGCGACCGATCTAGCCGCGCTCTTAGCCGCGTTAAGTAATGGAGCAAACCCATGAGTACAGTCGCTTTATCCCCCAGCGAAGATCAAGTGTTTGCCGCCGTTTACGCGGCAATTGTTCAACTATTCGACACGTCTATTCAGCCCAACATCTTCAAGGGCTTCCAGAATATGACTTCGACCCCGCTTGCGTCCTACGTCGTCATATCGCCGAGCACGAAGGAACGGCAGAATCAAGGTGCGCGCAGCTATGACGCGACGAACGGGTTTATGAACGAAGAGCGCAGCACGACCTATTCTTACCAGATAGATTGCTACGGCCCGGCAGGCCCCGATTACGCAGATATTATCTCTATCGCTTGGCGCTCGGCCTGGCTGGCGAACTACGCAGAAGACAACGCGCTACCGTTTCAGGTGCTGTATGCCGACGAACCGCAGCAGTTGAACATCGCTAATGCAGAAAACCAGTACGAACAGCGGTTCATGCTGAAAATCTATTTGCAAGTGAATCAGGTCGTGTCATTACCGCAACAGTTCTTTGTGACAGCTCCGACGACAACTGTTGAAGTCCCTGCCGACGCCGACCCGTTATAGATTCGTTTGCACGGGGTCGTTGCAAGATGCTAGAATCGGTGCGTTGATAGGGCTTTTCTATCGTGTCAGCCCGCACGATCAATTTTAAGGACGCATCAGCATGTCAACTATCCCAATTTCCCAGATTGTAACAATGCAACCGGGCGTTGTCAGTGGTGGCGGTGCGGCCTCCCTACTGACCGGCCTTGTATTGACACAAGACGCTTCTGTACCACCCGGCCAGTTCCTTGATTTTTACGACGCTACTGACGTGTCAAACTGGTTCGGTGCAACCTCTAATGCAGCAACACTGGCTAACGCCTACTTCCCCGGCACGATCAATGGCGGCCAACTGCCTTATGATCTGAAGTTTGCTTTCTACGCGACGGCTGCGCAACCCGCTGGCGTGTTTGGCGCGCAACTCGGCACCATGACGCTAGCACAGTTGCAAGCATTGAGCGGCACGTTGATTGTGACCACTGCGGCCCTGCACACGTCGAGTTCGATTAACTTGTCGAGCGCTACTAGCTTCGCTAACGCCGCGTCGACCATGACAGCTGCCTTCACATCACCAGATTTTGCCATCACCTACGATGCGCAACGCGGGCGCTTCCTGCTGATGACGACACTGACCGGCACCACTGCTGCGTGCTCTGCCGTCACGGGCACACTCGCAACCGGTGTGGGTTTGTCTGCAACTGCTGGCGCGTATAACCAAGCCGCAGGTATCGCAGCAGATGCGTCAGAAGTGACCGCGCTCAATCGCATCATTAACCAGACAACCAACTGGGCGACATTTACCACTGACTACGCCATAGCAACTGTAGCGGAGCGTATGTCAATTGCGCAGTGGAATAGCGGGCAAAACTCCCAATATCTTTACGTTAGCTGGGATCTGGATGCAATTGATACGCAGACCGGTAACACCAGCAATTTCGGGTACGAAGTGTTTGCTCAACCCTACCAAGGCACACTACCTGTTTATGGCACCATCGGCGCGGCAGGTGCAGCAATGGCGTGGGCGGCGTCGATCAACTTCAACGTGCCAAACGGGCGCACCACGTTAGCATTCCAGCAATCTACGGCGGGTGTGTCTGCTAGCGTGTCCGACTTGGCGACGGCTAACGCGCTGCTGTCGAACAACTACACATACATTGGCAATTACGCTAACGCGGCGAACACTTGGACTATTTTCTACAACGGCAAAGTGTCTGGTGAGTTCTTGTGGGCCGATACTTATGTCAACCAAATCTGGCTGAATCGCTCGCTGCAACAGGCGTTTTTTGAGGCGATGCTGGCCTATAACTCGCTGCCGTACAATCAAGACGGTTACACCAATCTGTACCGCGCAGGCGTGGACGTGATTAACTCCGGTGTCACTGCTGGCGTGATTCGTGCAGGCGTTACTTTGTCGAACTCGCAGCAGCAGCTGATTAATACGCAAGCCGGGCGCACTATCTCGGACGTGGTGCAAACTCGTGGTTGGTATCTGTTGATCGGCGATCCGTCCAATCCTGCGCAAAGTCGGCAGAATCGCACGACGCCAGTGGCGCAGCTTTGGTACTGCGACGGCGGAAGCATCCAGCAGTTGACCGTCCAATCTCGCGCAGTCATTTAATTTAAGGAGCACACAACATGGCTGGCACGCTTACCGTCGCAAATTCCGTAATCTCCGCAACCGTCGAAGCTCTTTACACGTCTGCGACTCAACTCACTGGCTACTCGGCAGATGACGCGTTTGACTTCGACGCGGTAGAGAACGGCGAATACCAAATGGGCATCGATGGCACGCTGTCTGCGGGTTTCGTCTATAACGAGATTCCGTTCACAGTGACATTCAATGCCGATAGTCCCTCTGTTCAAATCTTCGAAAACATTTGGAGCTACGAACAGTCTAACCGTACCAAACTGGCGCACAACTGGACAATCACGCTGCCAAATTTGAGCCGCCGTTACGACCTCAAAAATGGCTTCATGAAAAGCTACAAAGCACCTAGCGGCAAGAAAGTATTGCAGCCTGCCGTGGTGCAGCTCGTGTTTGCCCGTATCGAACCTTCTTCGACTTAATAGGCTCGTATCATGCCACTCGTCAAAGGTGAGAGCGACAAGTCCCGTTCAGATAACATCAAACGGGAAATTGAAGCAGGCAAACCCGCAAAGCAAGCAGAAGCGATAGCGTACAGCGTGCAGCGCAAAGCGGGAGGTAAAGATCGTGCTTACGATGCCAAAGCAAGTTTTGCCGCGTTGCATAAGTACGCAGAAGACTGCATGAATTACGACAAACGCAAACGCTGATACAGTGTTAAAGCCAGTAACCTCGCCGCCGATACGTTACGCGTATTGCCGTCACGGTAGAAAGCCAGCCCAAACGGGCTGGCTTTTCTTTTCGTACATCGCGTTGTAGCGCGTAGATCATGCTGGGTTCGCAGTAGCCCAGTATTCTAGTGCGGCACTGTGCAAGGCGCGCTGTGCGTCGTCAAACCCAACAGGCGAAGATGTTAGCTCAACTAATGCTCCCGCTGACGCGTAGGCTGTCATGCCGTGCGCTTGAATAAAAGCGCGGCATTGATCCAGGTGCTTTGCGGCGTCTACCACACCCATTTTAGCGGCTACCTGCGCAATCCGTGACCGTGCGTCTTCGACAGTTAGTGTTTCGGCCACTGCTGCGTTAAGCTCAATTATCGGTGCTACACCAAGTTGCTCGGCAGTTTGCGGTGCAGTAGCTGCAAACGTTCGCGGGTCGAGATTGAAACAAGCAGGCGACGTAAACGGCCATTCCGCAGACGGGGTGACGGCTTTCTCTGCTTCGATGTCAGCTTTCGTGCGGCGTCTGCGTTTAGTGCCTTCTGGTGCAGTAGTTGCGGCTGTTTCACTTTGTTCTGCTGACGGGGCGGCTTGTTGTGCTACCACCTCACCGTTGCAACCTACCAGCGATTCCGAGCAGTCAGACTCCGCAAGCAGTTGCTGCAACGCATATTTGGTGCGTTTTTGATACCCGGCCCATTCTACGAACGCGTTGAGTTCGTCCAGCGTGTCAAATGATAGGCGCATGTGTTTTTCTCCTGTGTGGTTGTGTTGTTGTTACGCCGCTACTGCGGCGCGTTCTTTTGCGGCCTGCACTGCGCGCAACTCGCGCTGAGTCTCCAGCAATGCCCAACGCACGCCAAGCGCTGCCTCGTTTGCTTTGATGTACGCTCCGGCGGCTTGCAAGCGCTCAATAGAGATTGAGTTCGTGTTGCGCATAGTGTAAATGGCACGCACTGACGTATTAAACAGTGCGGCCGACTCTTTGATACCGATAACATCGGTCAATTCGCGCACGTTGAGTTTTTCCAACGGCTTGCTCAAAAAACATACTTTGGTCATGGTGTAATTCTCCTAAGTTTGACTATACGCAAAGTGTAGCTAAGTTTCTGCGTATAGTCAACTTAATGTTAAGACTTGTTCGCTGTGTTTAATTGGTCTGCCATTTCAATGGCCGGTTTTGCGGCTTTATAGTGCCTGCGAATCCCATTAGGCGCAAAGTCTTGATAGTTGTCCTCCGCGTCGTATCTGCGCACAACAATCTCATGGCTACCGAGCGACCACGCGCACCAAGGTTCCCATTGCGGGTCATCGTCCTGTGACAATGCGGGATGTTCCAGTGACGCGCTGTCCGGCACGTATTCGGGCTCGGGCGCAATTCCAGCGGGTGATGCCGGTGCTGTCAAACGATCCTCTACTAATTTGGCGTAGCCTGCGATGTCATGCCAGTTATCGGCGTAGGTCGGATCGCCCGACAAGATGCGCGATGCTTTGTCACAAATCACATCAAGCGCTTGCTGCATGTCATGATCCAGCCTCACCCAATTGTCGGAATCGCGCAACACGTTTTTCAGACTCTGCGCAGTCGCGGCATTTTCGGCAAACGTGCCGTAGCGTCGGCCCCGTTGCTTAAGTGTTTCGTTGATATCGGTCATTTATTCCTCACTGTTTAAGTTTGTGTAAGTCTATTGTAACGTGCTTTTTTACGGGTTTGTCAATCTTTTCGCCATTGGTCGTTAGTATAGCCTTCAGCGTTTAGCGGCAGTCCGGGAGCCCAAGACGGGGCTATGCGCATGCGGTCTTTCAGCTGTTCAAGTCGCAGCTCGGCGCGTTCTTTCGGCACTTCCATCACGATCTGGTCATAGACGTGATGGACGATGCGTTCTGCCTGTTCGACATCGAGCATGATTTCCCAAAAGAAGTCACGCGCAAGCCCTTGTGTCATGTTGTTCGACAGGATTTTACGATCCAGTGTTTCTACATAGCCTTCGGGTTTGTCGTAAATCGCAACCGGCGCAGACGCACCGGGATCAAGGTGCAGCCGGGCGTTGTGGTAGCTGATTGCGCGGCCTGACGGCAAGCGCATGCGCAATGCCGTATCATCACGCACAAACATCACTTTCGCGCAGAAACCCCTACCAATGGGCAGCTCTACCTCGCGCCCCGGTTGGTCAAGGGCTATCAACGCGCAATATTCCAGCACCGACCACCAACGCTCAAGCATAGAATGGCCTGCCCTGTATTTATAGACAATATCGTCTACCTGTTCGGGAGGCAAATGCACGCCGTAGTTGCCTGCCATACTGACGAATGCACCCGCGCCACCGCCGTATTGCAGCGCGAGACGGACAACCTTGCCGATCTGCCGCTGATCCTTACTCACTTCTTCGTAGGTAATGTCGAATATGCTACTAGCTTCGACTTTATACCCGTCAATATTGCGCTCGAACTCGGTGAGCATATCTTCGTCGTTAGCAATCCACGGGCCTAACCGGGCTTCGATACCCGACAAGTCAGCGTCAACGAGTGTATGGCCCGGCCATGTGGCACGGAATAGGGGGCGCTGCGCGTCAGCTAGCGCGGCCAACATCGGGCCACGCTCCGGTGCCGACAGGTATGCAACATCTTTGCGTTTGATAGCGTCAATGAATGCTTCGCACTGTTCCGCTGACTTGCCTGGCCGTGGTCGTGCAATGTTGAGCAACTGCACACCACCTGCACCGCGTGCGGTCGAACGGCCCGACAACGCGCCGTAGGGAATAGTTGAATGTCGTATCCGCCCACCAACATGAGCGCGCACAATCGCTGCGGATTTCTTAGGGGCGCGAGACGCATCAAGGCGCAGCGCTAACACTTCGCGTAAGTCGGTAGGCAGATCGTCGCGCTTGGTCAGCGTCTTAATAGCTTCTTTACTCGCGTCGTCCATGTCAACGTCATAGTTTGTGGCGAACTCTTTGATCTTCGCAATCTCAGTTACCGCTAATACACCACCTTTGGTCAGCACTGTTATCTGGTAATCAAGCTGCGCCTCTGCTAACGTCTTGAGTTCTTCCATGCAGCGCGCAGCTTCTACGTCGGTGCCAAACCCGCGAGCGTTAATCTTCATGTCAAGCTCAAAAAATGCCTGCTCGCGTGCGGGTGCGGGCTGCGTAGCACGGGCTAAACCGATCATGGCATCTGTATCGGTCACTGCATACTGATACATCCGGGCAAACTCGGCGGGGTGGGTTTGTGGAGTCCAATCCGGGTGCTTAGCAATCTCCTTCATCACTTTGCCACCCTCCATATCCTTGCGGATTGGCAAGCCCATTGCATCGCATGCGCCCTCCAACGAACCGGGCAAACCGTTGTATCGCGCACGAAACGCCGTGCAACGAACCTGTTCGATCTTGATCTGGGGCGCGTCCTGATAGTACGCGCTAAGTACGGTATTCCAAATGTGAAAATCGAATGGCGCGTTGTGCGCCCAGAACTCGCCGCCGAACTTGATATACGCAACCACATCAGCAGGTAACGGCTGCCCGAATTCCCACAGCGCGGTTTGCGTCATGTTCGGCAAGCGGTATGTAAAACACGTCGGGCGCGTAGTGGGGTCGTTTAGATAGCGATCTAGCCCTTCGGAAGGCAAATCACACAGACTGGTTGTCTCAAAGTCCAGCCACAAAGCGCGGTCAAATTCGTTCATTGCTTAACCTTGAACAAGAATGAAATAAACCCATACGACATAAACAGCAATCCCGCCCCTGCGCAAGATAACAAAGCGAACAGCAGGTAGGACGGGACAATGCCCGCTAACATAAGCGCAGCGGTGCCGCAACCGAAGCAAGCAACGGCGAGCACGAGCCGCACGACGACTAACACGCAATTTGCAAACATGACGTTCTCCTATTTGTAATCGGGATCATAACGGAAAGATACTAATTGCTCATCACGAACAAAGCGTATCTCAGTTATAAAGATAAGCCCATCTTCGTATTTTGTCAAGGTAATGTCAGTGGGTTTAGGGAGCGTAGCCCGCGTCAGCAACACGCGGTACGCCTCACTCGGCAAGCGCTGCCCGGTAGCTGCCTCGTAATATTTGCGTGCTTGCGCAAAGAATTTGTTATCGGCCGTGGTGCGGTCAAAATCGAGTTGTAATCGATACGCGCCAAATTCTGTCTCAAACGCAAAGTTAAGTACGCTGTTTCCAGCGGGCTCAATCTGCATTGCATATACTTCTAGTGTACGCGTTTCTTTGCACACCTCGTCACGCAGCACCACGTTATCCTCATCATGGATGTCATAGCTGTCAGCGTCACCCATGCCACGAGGCCCACGCTCCACGCGCTGGCGCAAACCTAGAAAACCTTGGCGGGGTCTTCCGCACTGACGGCATGTTAAATGCTCCGCGTCGTTGAGATAGCCGCAGCCTTCTGTACCCTCTTCCATCAAACCCAGCAAGACGCGCATATCAGGCTGTTCGGCGGGAGAGTTGACGGGAAAGCGCAGCGAGGAACGTTCCCGCGCTACGGCAGTGATAACGCCGCCAAGCTCGTCACGTCGCGGCGGTGTCTGTATCGTCTGATCGGTGCATTCCCATAAGCCCACGCGAGAATCGCCGCTTGTCACGTCTTTGTTAATCGGCCCGTGGCGCACAAAATTGCCGCCAGCATCAAGTACGAGACAATTATCTTTGCCCGGATAAGGGCGAAACCCGCGCCCGACGATCTGCCGCCACAGCACGAGAGAGCGCGTTGGCCGGTAGCAAACGATGCAATCCACGAACTTAGCGTTAAAGCCCGTCGTCAGCATGGCCACACTGACGATGTGCCGGTGCTTCTTCTTGAGGTATTCGTCGATACCGACGACGCGCTCATTCTTTTCTAGTTCACCGTGAATAATGACCGAGGATTCCCCTGCTTCGCCCAGCGCGTTGTGGATCATGCGCGCATGTTCGATATTGACTGCAAAATGCATAAAATGCTTGCGGTCTGGCGCGTTGTCCAAGGCTACCGCGACACACTCCCGCGTTATCTCCATCGCGACGCGTGCTAATTCTGCTTCGTCAAAATCGCCACCCTTGGTCTTAACGTTGCTCGTATCGATCTGAGGAAAGCGAATAGACGGCGCGACAACAGGGGCTATATAGCTTTCGCGCACTAAGCGATTGAAGTTGCGCCCGGAGGTTAAGTCGTACACCACGGACGAAAACAACCCACACTGCGTCAACGGCACGACTTTCAAACCTTTCATGATGAAAGGGGTAGCAGTCAGCCCGATAAAGCGCACGTTGGGACGCAATACCCGCAGCCCGTCCACAATCGCCTTTGCGGTTTTCAGGTCGATATTAAACGTGTGCGCTTCGTCAATGAGCACATAATCAACCGGCCCAAAACGTTTTACCTGCCGCGACACAGATTGCGGCGAGCCAATGATGATCTGCGACATCCGATCTTTCATGTTCAGACCGGCGCAGTACACACCGAGCCGCGCAGTCAGCGCAGGAGCGATAAAGCCTACGGCTTCGTCAACGTTTTGCTTCACCAATTCCATCGATGGCGCAAGCGACAAAATACGGGCGTTTGGTGTAACTTGTAACAGTCGCTCGATGAGCATCGCATTGATTAATGCCTTGCCGCCGCCGGTCACGATAGCCGCTATCGGGTGTACATTGTCTGCAATACGTATTGATTCGATAACAGCGTCTACCGCCTCCGCTTGATACCAGCGAGGTTCTAGTCTAGCCATAATGTAAGTTAAATCTGAGTGGGAATATAAGTTATTGTAACAGATTTGTCGCAGGTTTCGCGCTCTTCATGCGGCAAGTTAGCGTCTGGCGCTACGGGCAACAAGTCGCCCCGAAACGCGCAAACGGCGCTGTTAGCCACATGGCAATGCGCGTCGGTTTCCTGCGCCCATATCGGAAAGCCTGCCGGATGCTGCCTTAATGTCGCAGGCCCGATAACTGTACATTCGCTGCCATTGAGATAAGCAGTTTCGCCGACTTCGCGCCACCAACGGTAGCGCTTGCCTATTGTGTACATATCAAACCGCGCCTTTCGTCGTCTTCATGTTCGGTAGTTGTTCCCAGTCATCCGAGTCACTGAGCGACACGGTGCCCCACATGTGCGGATTTTCATAATTCACGGGGTGCGCGCATTCGCCAAACTCATGCTTAAAGACTGGCCGCCAAAACATCGGACCACCGTCGTCGTGTTGGGCGTTTGCGTAGGCGATCGAGCGTCCTTTGTACAACCAAAAGAATTGCTCGCCAATCTTTACGCCCAGTTCTGCGTGGTCATTAACGACCCATTCGACTTGCGCTGTTGTCAGTTTTTGCATGGTCAACCTTTCTTCGGAATAAATGGCGCAGTGTCAGGATTCAATTCAAACACTTCGCGAATAACGGCAATTGGATAAGCGCGCTCTGTCGCCCATGGTTTGTCTGGTGTCGGGCGAACTGTCCACGCGCCTTGTCGCACACGACAAACGAACGCACAGTCTTTACCGAGTTTTGACAATAGCTTGACTGGCACCGGCTGCGTGCAGGTCAAGAATCGGCTAGCTTCTTCGACGGTGTAGTTTTCATCGGGTTTGCCATAGATGTCGATTCGAAGATTAAATAAGTGCTGGATTGGGTTAGCCATGCTTGACCTCATCCAGCAAAGCGATTAGCGCGTCAGCCAAACTAACCGCATTGGCGACCGCAGCCGCTTTCGAATGAGCCCCGCTCGCAGGATGCGCGCAGATGCCCTGCAGAGCCGCTGTTGCTATACGTTCGCGCCGTTCGCGTATCTTGTCTTCCAGTTGTTGCGCAAACTTGCTGCCCGCGATTCGGCGCACGCGGGTAAGGTAGTCGTAATCGGTTTCGGCGTACTCACGCGTAAGCGCCGAGCCGTACATTGAATGTATCGCAACGTCAAGTTGTGCGCCGCGCAGCGTGTCAAGATACGCATCTGATAATTTAGTCATTTCCGTAACTCCGAGTTAAAGGGGTTGTTAAGTGGAAGTGTAACGACTTTATCGGAAATGTCAATAAAAGTTTCTGGCGCGTTGTAGTAGCGCATGCCCATTCCATCCTTGCCAACTGTCCACCCGCGAGCAATTAACCACTGCGATATTTCCTTCGCAGCGAATCGGCGGCCAGTGACTAAAGTGTCGAGCGCGAGGCGTACTGCTGACGATTGGACGCGACGTTTCTCATTGAGCGCAATCTGTTGGCGCAGGATACCGGGTAGCAGATCATCTAAGTCAGACAGGGGGATACCGTCGCCACGTAACATAGCATCATTGTTGTATTCAAACACGGCGCGGGACGCTGCATTAGCGATGGCATAGTATTTGCTTTCGTCTTCACAGAAGCATTTCTTTGCCTCGGCTAATATCTGCCGCGCTTCAACTGACCAGTTATCAGACAGGCAACCGCGTGCAAACACCGGATAGAAACGCCGGTTACCAGTTTCGTCCCGATTCGTTTCATACTTGTTTGCCGTGCCAAACGGCACAAAGCGGCGCGGGTGCGCTTCTTCGTGCTTCTCGTAGGGTTTGCGGTACACGTCATTATCATCTGTCACCCAGCGCTTAATTTCGTCTGCGTCGCGCTTGTTCAGCCCAGACATTTCCGCAAGTTCGCAGATAACGGATCGCGCCGCTGCCATGGACATACGCCGATCTTCCGAGAACGCGACGGACGCGGGTGAAGGCGCACCCAACGCTCTAGCTATCTCCCCCACGAAACGACTTTTTCCAATACCTTGCCGACCTATCAATACGGGGACGACCGGGGCCGTAATGCCGGGTTTGAGCTGGCGCATAATGATTGCCGCAAAAAACGCTTTGGAGACGATTGGAAGGGCCGGGGCGGGTTCCGCATCAAAAGCATCAATAAAAACGCTCTGAAGGCGTTCTACGCCGTCCCAAACGGGTAAATTCAGCACAGCGTCTTTCCATGGATCGCGTCGATTCATGTCTGCAAGGGCTTCTATTGCTCTTTCGACAATCCCCGGCGTGACGTTGGCGCAACCAATGCGCGATAGGGCTTCAACTAGCCTGCCCACGGTCGGCACGTCTTGCGTGTCGGCCATGGTGGTGCAAACGTCAAAAACAGGAAGTGCGTCGATTTCGCGCAGCAGCAGTTCCAGACCGTGCATGACGTTCACGAAGGGTGCGGCTTTCTTCGTGGGTTCGGGGTACTCCACCAAGCCGCACAGTTTCTCTGCGGCTAAGTCCAAGGGGCTAGCAAGGTCGGCAGCAGACGCATTGGTGAATGCAAAGAATTCCTGCAACTTGTGGGACCATACGCCGGGCGTGTCGCCCATCCGAACAATTTCGGCTTTGGTAGTCAATTTGTCCGACATGTCAGGACGCCATGTATCGAACGGGTCGGCGCAATGCTTACCCAATGCGTCAGCGAGGTTTGAGAGCACTTGCTCAACAGTCACAAGCCCGACGCCTGCAACGTACAGAGTCCACGATTTAGGGAGCGCCTTGTCACCTAACGCACGCGTAGCGAGCAGCCCGTACCGCTCGCCTTGTTGCGGGTCTAAGCCTGCGGCTATCGCGTTTTGTTTCTGATAGTCAATGGCTATCGTCTTGGCTTCCCTGCGGCGCGCATTCTTGGTGTTGCGTACGGCAGTAGCGAAACGGCGCTCTTCGATTTCACGAACAGCGGGTAGCAACTGCGCGTCAAGCATCCCTTCCGCAGTGCGGTACTTCGTGGGCGCGCCGAGCACTTGGGGTGGGCGCTCCACAAAGCGTTGCTCAAAGGGAATATCGCGGGTTACGTCACCGACTAAGACCGGGTTTGCTTCAAACATCAAGCGCGAGGGCTGGTAGACCAACGAATCGGACAGTTGCCGGGTGAGTAGCGCTCCGGACTTTGAAATTTTGATATGCCCCCGTCCCGCAGCCCACTGCTCGATCTGCATACGCTTCGCTAGTGCGGGGATATCCGTTCCCCGCGTGACGGCAACGTAGACGTGTACACCGCGCAGACCACGCCCTGCTACGAAAGACGACGACGAAGGGCGCGCCACCCGGTGAACGTGCGTAAGCCACGGCGAACACGCCTCGAGCGCGTCCAGCACTGCTTCAGGCGAATAAAAGCCATCACCTTCCACGTCTACGTCAATCGGGAACAATGCAGGGCCATAAGGAAACACAAACCCCTCATTGGTGCGCGCTACTGCGTCGTGTCGGAAATCTGCCCCGGCGCGGGTGGTTAGGAGCGTGTCGCCCACAGCGGGGATACCGCACGTGATCGCTTGGTTCGACGTGAGCAAATCCAGTAACAGCCGCAACGCAGACAGGTTGGGCAGCGTCACAATACGCGCCGTGCCTTCTGTCATGTGCGCAATGGCCGTGCTTTCTACTGCGCCAGTGTCGTTTCGTTTGAATGTCTTTGTGAGTTCGCAATTCGTCGCAGTGATCTGCGCGAACTGGATGTTGGTTATCTGCATGTGTTTTCCTGATTATTCGAATTTGAACCAGCTAGTGTCATGTTGTGTCTTTCTTAAGGAAAAGTAAAATTTGAAAAAACTATCAGCTAGCCGAGGTCAATAGCTATATACGCAGTTGCTACTAAGCAAGGTACGGAGGGACGGAGTACGGAGGCAGGTTTTTGAGACCCTGTACACTTTGCGAAAGTAGTAATAAGTACCCTACTTGTTACTACTTTCTTCATCCAGCGCTTATATAGTAACTCTGTATTCTCCTTCTGTATTTATTATATATTATTAATATTTTATTTAACTACTATACTGAGAAACAGCTACAGAATGCGGGTTGTAGGCTTATTCAAAAGTACGGAGGGAGCTAGTTGTCAAAGTACTACTCCCTCCGTACTTCTGTAATTTCCATGTTGCAGCGCACAATAAATAATTAACACTCTGACAACAGAGTACGGAGGGAGAAACTCTTTCCTGCCGTACCGGTACGGAAGCAACAATAAAACGGCGGCAACCATGTTCCAGCAATTCGATTCTTTTCGAACAAAGACGCTCTTTTGACGAAAAGAGTCCATAACGATCCTCTGAAACATCAGAGAGGCGCTTTGTCTTGCCTGTAGCCGCCCTTTAGACTAAACTAAAGGTTGTCCCAGACGACATTCGGCTACCGCTGGCAAGGTAACCCCTCACCACCTTTGCCAAAGGTAAAACCTAAATGGATATTATGATCATATGGTTTTTAACCATATACGAGCCCTCCAATCTAGCTAACTACTAGTTTCCGCCTGCAAGCGGGGTTCGACTTCAAAAGAAGCCTCGACGCTGGTAACGTCGAGGCTTTCGCATTTATTCTTCTTCCGGATAAACAAAATTGATTGTTGAACTGAACGCATCGACAAGCGCCTTGCGGCGCTTAGGGCCGAGCGTTGCACCAATAGGAGGTAGATTTTGTACAAGCCCGATAAGCGCAGGATGCACTCCTTTTGCATTCAATAGCGCTCCGTCATCACTGCCTCCCGGCGGTGGAGGTGGCGGAGTTCCTGCCGTACCGGTACGGAAGCTACTGCAAAATGAAATAAGTCCCAACTTTACTATTCCTTTAGATTGTACTAAGCTGAGCGCACCTACAACACAAAGGAGCAAACATGTCTAAGCCAGTAGTCGTGCATTCGAAGTTGTCATTTTCATCACGTAAGCGTTGGCGCAATTGCCCTGCGAGTGTGCAGATGTCGGTCGGGTTATCAGACGTTTCTGGCACTGCCGCGCTAGAAGGTACGATTGCGCACACCGTTGCTGAGTTTTACGTGCGCCAAAAGTTTAATTTGGAAGGCGCAGCAGGTGGAGAAGCGCCGTTGCAAGCCCCGCCTGTTGAGCTAGACTTGAAAGGTAAGTCCGTCGAGGATTGGAACGCAGAACTACGCAAACATGGCAAGGCTTACGCCGAGTTTATCCAGTCGTTGATCCCCGAAGGCTATCAAGGGTTTGTCACGATTGAAAAGAAAGTGGCCATCCCGTCAATAGCGGATCAGTTGTTCGGTACGGCCGATTGCATCGTCTGGGTGCCTGCGCATCATTTACTGATCGTCGTCGATTACAAATACGGGTTTGAAGATGTAGCTTGCGGCGACGCGGAAGACACAAACCCGCAACTTGCAGCTTATCTTGTCGCCGCTGCCGAAACGTTCGAACTCGACCCTGTACGCATGATGGTTGCAGTATTTCAGCCGCGTCGCGTCATCGGCATGGCCGGACAAGCGCTGGAACTCCCCGCCAATTGGCTGCAACGCGAGCGCTTGCTACTCGCACAAGAAGTGGCACGCACGCAGTTACCCGGCGAACCCATCGCGGGGGAGCATTGCCGCTACTGTCGCGCAAAAGCCGCTTGCCCGCGCACGCACGGAGCCGTCGCAGGCGCGCTGAATAATTACGTAGGACTGCGCAGTTTGCACGATATGACGGATGACGAAGTTGTGCAGTTGTGGGCAGCGCACACCGCGTTTAAATCGTTTTGGGAAGACGTTGGGCAGCGCATCGAGAACTTAGCTAAAACGGGGCATCCTGCGATTCAAATTACGACCAAGCCGGGGCGGCGTATGTGGCGGGATGAAAACGAAGTCGCACTTACTCTGTTAGCTTATGGCATGCACGATCTGTTAGAACCTAAAGCATTGTCTGAAGTGTACGACCGCTTGCCCGCAGGATTGCGCGATACGTTGATCAAACGCTCAGCGGATCAAAAAACCGTAAAACTGGTTTCCCCCGGTACGCCTTCTGAAGTTGCAAAATTGTTTAAACAGTATTCAAATATTATTGACCAAAGCGTAAAACTTGATTAATATTGAACTATCCGCTGTGGCGGGTTTATTGAAGTGTCTATTAACTTAATCTAAAGGTTCTCTCATGTCTATCACTGATCACGTTGCTATTTTGGCTAATTCCGCATTGGCTACCCCGTTGCCTAATAAACTGAAAGACGGCCACCCACTCGAACATTTTGCTCTGTTAGCGTTTGCGCCTAATGCTGAATCTGATCTACTCGCGATGATTACTGAACGTGCTACCGCATCGTTTGGTGCGCTACACCCAGATATCAGTATGTCGGTAGAAACAAACGCATCGCGCAAGAAACCATTGCCCGGCATTCCCGGTGATTGGCTTGTTGTGCGGGGCGTGTCGCGTTTTGCCCCAGAAATTTACGGCGCAGACGGGGTGCAGGTTACTATCACGCCTGAAAGCACAAATGCGATTCGCCAACTATTTTATGCAGGTCGTCGTGTGCGTGTCACACTGGCGGCGTGGGCTTGGTCGCACCCGTCCGGCAAGCGCGGCATTTCATTTAACCTGAATGGCATCATGGACGCAGGCCCGGGGGAACGTTTGCCAATTGGTAACAACTCTAGTGCTGCGTTTGCAGGCCACGCACAGCAAGGGCAGGCAGCGCCGCAGCAACCCGCGCCGCAGTCAGCAAACCCGTTTGGGGGCGCACAACAGGCCGCAGCTAACCCTTTTGCGCAAGCGGCCAACGCGCCGCAATCAGCAAACCCGTTCGCCAAGTAGTCCAGTACATTCACCCGGACGATATACCGTAACGACAACCCGCTTCGGCGGGTTGTTGCGTTTGCGCGACGTGTGCATTTATTTACGAAAAGGGCTTTACTTTGCCCTTACGTTAGCTTAATATACCTACATCGACAAACGAAACGGAGAAATGAGATGAAAGAGCAAATTGAAAAAATGTTTAAGGGTGCGGCAGTTTCGGATGTTGCCATCGATACAGAATTTGGGAATGTTACTGCAACAGTCAACGGAAAGAAAAACGTTGATTGCGGTTTTATTGAAGACTTCGAATAATTATGAAGTACATACGGCAAATAATTAGAGGGTGCGGGACGCTACCCTACGTTGGAGAGCATCCGGGCACATTATTTTTTATTATGTACATTGCCCTTGGCGGCCTAGCTGGTAGGGACGGCGGGATATCTGGATTCATTGTTGGGTGTGCAATAGTAGCTGTTGTGTTAGGCCCAATGTATTTATATGGCGCTTACAGTCGAGCAGAATTGTCTGACAAATTATCAAAACAATCAACCGGGGCTTCGGCCAAAAACCACAACAGGAGCTAAACAAATGAAAACCACATTAAACAAGATCAGAGAGTTCCGCCCTTGCGCTGGGGGTTGGGAAAAGCTGCTGCGTACATTGGGTAAAACAAAAGCAGATGACGAACCCGTTTCCGTCATTCAGATTCTGGATAGCAATGGTTTAGATGATGCGTTGTGGTGTTTGCGCGCCGTTGAAGGTCATGAACGCGAAATTCGGCTTTATGCGGTCTGGTGCGCTAGGCAGGTGCAACATTTGATGACAGACCAACGCAGCCTTGACGCACTAGATGTTGCTGAACGCTTTGCAAATGGGGAAGCAACCCATCAAGAGTTAATTGCTGCGTATGATGCTGCGTATGATGCTGCGTATGCTGCTGCGCGGACTGCTGCGTATGCTGCGGGGCTTGCTGCGGATGCTGCGCGGGCTGCTGCTGCTGCTGCTGCTGCGGATGCTGCGCGGACTGCTGCGCGGGCTGCGCGGGCTGCGCGGACTGCTGCGCATGATGCTGCGCGGACTGCTGCGCGGGCTGCGCGGACTGCTGCGCATGATGCTGCGCGGACTGCTGCGCATGATGCTGCGCATGATGCTGCGCATGATGCTGCGCGGACTGCTGCGCATGATGCTGCGCATGATGCTGCGCGGACTGCTGCGCATGATGCTGCGCATGATGCTGCGTATGCTGCGTATGCTGCGCAGGAACGCGAACTGCGCCGGGTTTGTGAACTTGCTGAACAGGAGCTAAACAAATGAACTCGACTACACTAACGTTGCCATTTCCGCCATCACTGAACAGGATTTACCGGGCAGTGTGTGGGCGGGTTGTACTGTCAAAGGTGGCTAGGGAGTGGGGCATCGCAGCAAAAAACAAGCTGCCGTCCGGCAAGGTCAAGCCCTTAACCGGCAGATTAGACGTTCTAATTGAGTTGCTGCCTCCGAAACGCTTGCAAGGCAAAGCGTGGGACATCGCAAATAGAGAGAAAGTGTTGTGTGACCTACTGACCAAGCAGCGAATCTGGCTGGATGATTCGCAAATTGACCGCATCCTGATCATTCGCGGCAATCCAGTAAGCCGCGATGGCGCAGCAGTAGTTCACATAAGGGAGTTGTAAATCACTGGCACGCTGCGATAGCCGCAAGTAGCTGACCTTCGTACGCGATCCGTTGCTCCAGCTCGGCTAGCACAGCTCGGCCCTTTGTGTACACATCCGCGCCGGGTTGTATCGCATCAAGCGCCCATTGCGGAATCGGTACGGGCTCTATCTTGCAAGCAACTGCAACGGGGACTTTTACCTCGACCGGGTCGTGGACGATAGTTGGTTGCGCGGCACAACCAGTCAGAGCTAGCACCATCAGCGCATGATAGATTTTACCTATCATTTGCGCACCTTGACAGTTTCGTTAATCAAGTCGTCTAGTGATGCGCAAGCATTGCCGGGTTTGCTCGGTGTTTTAGCTAATGTGCGTTGCGCAGCCGTGTAGCCCTTCTGCGCGGCGATTTGGGCCTGTGCCTGCGCTTGTGCTACCTGCTTCGCCTTGGCAGCATCAGCCGCCTTCAATGCGTCTATGGAGGCGTTCTGTTTGGCTATTGTGGCGCTAAAGGCGTCGCTTGCATCTTTTAACGCGTTGGCCGAAGCTACGGCACGTTCTGCGCGCCTGTTTGCCGTGTCTAGTTCATGTTCTAGGCTTGATACCTCAATGGCATGCGCAGCGTACAAACCCGCACAAATTGTCAAAAACGCAGCAGCGCCGATGATCTTTAATTTGGTGCCGACTGCAAGACCTGCAAAACTAGTTAAGATAGACATTATTCACCTCGACATGCGGCACGTTCTGCGCGCCGCCGTTTCATTAACCCACTACAGTTACTTTCCGCAAGCGAACAATCGCGGCGCGGGCTCCCTGTGTATTTGTAACGCAAGAACTGCTCACAGGCTTCTGGAAATTGTTTGTTGCCGTACATCACACGCAAAGTCGAGCTTTTGTACGTTTGTACGCCTAAGTTATAGGCAAAATCTACAGCGGCAACTTTCTGCCCGTCCGTCAGTGTATCAAAGTCCAATGTAGAGTTGCGCACAGCAGTTGCGTAATCGGCCAAACGATCCGCTAGCAATTGTTTGCACTCGTCCAACGTGTAGCGCCGCATTGGCACTTCCGTATCGCCGTAGCACACCGTTAGCACATTTGCGCCCAACTTGTCATTGTACGGTTTAAGTGAAACGCCTTCATTAGATCCGGTCAGCACAACAGCTAACACCGTAGCAGCGGGCCCAATCACGGCGGCCAGTTTAGCTTTATCAGCTAGTGCCATGAGTATTCTCGTTGACAGTCACAGTCACGGTAACTGGAACGTCTTGTGCTGCGGTCACATTTGGCGCGGCTGGCGGCTGTTCGCTACGAATATCGCGGTTGGTCCTCCAAGGCTTATACAATCGGTCACGGATCAACACAAAGAGCTGCACCAGCGTGTAGACGATTGTCAGAATTAACACCCAATCGCTCAGAGGGATGCCGAGAAAGTGCGTTACGCCTGCCACGGCTGCGGGAGTTGCAACGCGTGCGGCCTGTTCGCCAACATCCTGCGCAGTACTCATATCAGCCCCTTTATCGTAGAAAAAATGCATGTTTGCCGCTCCTGTCGTTGCTGGATGGCCCTAGGTTAGCAGGTCTGCGCCTCGCTGGCTGAATTGTAACAGTTAGAAACCATTCTTGTTGGTATGTGCGTAACGTTTAGGCAATTTAAACCCGTCGCCTAATGACACCCCGTCCTTCAGGGCGGGGAGGATGTTAATATTCAATCTTACGTTATACCGGCCAGGTGATTGCCTGCACTGCCGCAACGGTAGTGGCAGCACGTATAGCTTTCTTCAGCGTCGAACGCTGATTGAATGCCACATTTTCTTGCGCCAGCATCGCTCCATACAGTCCGCCAAGATCGGCTAGCGTGAACGGCACTTCCGTGTTGTCCTCTGCCTGCCAGTAAAAACCGGCCGGAACCGAACCCTCGATGTTGTAGCCGGTGAAAGTTTTGAGCAGCAGACTTTGACTCGACAACGGCCCGTCGTTATCGGCCTGATATGTTTGCGTCACGCCAGCAGCCGTCTCGAAGCTGACAGATACCTGTACGGCAGCCGCATACGCTGCATCAATCGTTGCTATCTGTGATGCTTGGGCCTGTGCCAAGGTTGGCGCAGGATTGCGAATTGCATCAGCCTGTTCCTGCGTGATCGCAACGCATCCAATTGGCAGCAAATTTTCAAAATCAGTCGAATCCAGTACATGAAGTGCGCCGTTTGTGTCTATGTAGTTTTGCATCATTTTCCCTATGTTTGTTCAGTCCAACTGGTCACTACGGGTACACCCGGACCGTTAACTATGTATGAGCCATTCGGCGGTACCGTGCCACCCACCCCACAAGAAACGTTCACAATCTGGTACATGCGCCCTTGCACTCGCCCATTAACCTGCACAAGAAAATCTCCCGCCGTCGCACTTTGCCCTGTGACGAATATCTGTTTTGTGCGACCAGTGGTGTTGTAATAAGTGACGCCGTAGCTGTTGGATGGACTTGTACCGACTCCATAGCCCAGCGACGACAATGCCGCCAACGCCTGGCCGCCAATGCCCTGCACCACAGTCGGGGCTGTTGCCCAAGTGCCTGCTGTAGATTCTGTAATGTCGCAAAAACCGATGACGCGGAATGGCGATGATGTGATTGCCGCAGTTGAATACACAACATTGTTTGATGTAGCGCCAGTGCTAATCGCCGTCGAACTAATCAGCGTTGTCTCATCAAGATTAACGCCGCCAGCAAGATTTACAACGCCAAGTACCGGTGTACCGCCGTTGTACAACAACAACCAAATCAAACGTGCTTGCGTAGCTGCGATTGTCCCAAGCGTTGCAGTCGAAGGGACAACAAGCGTCAGATTGGCTGCTATCGTTGCAGATACTGGTGCACCGCTTGTGAGCGTCGCATTGCGAAATGGGATAATTGCAGTTGCATTGAACGTACCTGTTAATGCGTTTGATGCTACCGCTACGGAAATAGATGGAAATACAGTGGGGGTTGGAACAATGCCAGTTGCTGGGTTAGTCAGCACTACCGCGCCAGTTGTCGGATTGTACACAAACACGCACGGATAGCCCGCTGCGGGAATGTCGCCCTGAGCCAACGCCGCGTTGTTGCCTTTCGTAACGTTGTACGTAACAGCCGCTGCGCTACCGAGGGTGAGTGCTAATGTGACGGTTGTGCTCGTGTTTGCCGCCGCCGCAACAACCGTGAATTCCTGCCCGCTGGCGATTGTGTTTGGGCTAAACGATAGCGAAGCGGTCAACGCGTTAGCCGTGCCTCCTGCCGTAGCAGTCCACAACGCGCCGCTTGTGACTTGTTGCGCTTGCGGGTATTGTGTCGGCGTTGTGGCGGGCGCGGTAGACTTCGCGTCCTGCACGATGTTGGTGCCATCGCCACGCACGGATAGCGCACCAGCTTGCAGGTATACCCCTGTACCGCTCGCAGTGTTGAGCAACAGCGTGAACGTTACCATCGCGGTATTGTTGATGATGGTCCACTCGTACACCCACGCAGGGAGTGTGACGGTCGTGTTGGCACTCAGCGTACCGGTCAGAATAAGAATCTTCTTTGCAGCCTGCACAGGGCGCACGGTGATTGCTGTAGACGACACGGCGATACTTGCCGCGCCGTAGTTGTAGCCCGGCGTCCAGTTCGCTGCGGTGCCGTCAGTCGCATCTGGGTTTGTGACGTTGTTGTCTACCGTGTTTAACCAATCACCGGTATTGTCTAGGCGTAACAACTTCGCGCCGTTAGCATAACCGCCGATATACGAACTTGCGGCAAACGTTGCGTCATAGGGGTAGAAGTTACCACCCATGACCCACCACGCAATCGAGGCGATTTGATTGATTGCGCCGTTAAAGTCTTCCAATTGCGGCGGCACACCACCTGATTCTGGCGGTTCCCCGGTCAGTGGAGGAAAGCCCAGCGACTGACTAGCGCGGGTGGCGTCCGTAGTTGTAACCGGGACGTTGACTTTCGAACTATCGTTCTGCGCGAACGGCACGTAAATTTTACTCGGCGCGTTTGATTGTTGCATAGCAAGCCCTTAAGCTGTCGGGTTGTTATAAAACGGCCCTTGATTAAAGCCGGTGATGAAATTCGGATTAGCGCCACCATTCGCCCCCGCAAAGCCGAACGGTGAATAAGTGTACTGCTGATAGATATATTTTACTGCCATTCCGGCAGGGATAGGAAACAAACCCGATTCGATGATAGTACGCTCTATGTTAGTAGGCGTGAACTCGAAGTGGTATCCTATTTGCATTGGTAGCGCAAGGTCGTAACCCACATAGCACTTGCCCCGCGTTCCGAACATGGCGCGCATTAACGCGTTAATGCTCGGAACATCGCAAGAGGCGATATTCGAAGCCGCTTTGACAAGCAGCACCTGCCGGTAATAACTATCGAGCAAGGCATAAGCGACTGTGCCGCCTGCTGCGCCATTATAGAATGGGGCTTGGTTAAATGGTTGCCAGTTTGTACCAATTGCGGCGTTAATGTTAAACCCGAAGTTGTCCCCCGGTACTTGCACTACTTGCACGTAGCGCGATTGACCGAGAATGCGGCCCCATATGTCAAGCCCGAAACCTTGCGCCGTGGACATGTCCCACACGTTAGCCAGAAATTGTTCAGTGAATAAGCTAAGATCGACCCACTGATCGAAACTATCGAGAAGTTGCAACAATGTTGTGGAGTTACTGTATTGCTTCTGTACAGTCTGCCCGAGATAGTCGCTCATGGCTTACACCGTAATGGCGTTGACAGTGATATTCAGTGCGGGGCAAACGGGTTGCTGGTCAATTCCCATTGTCACAGATGCCCCGCTTGTCGGGCTCGCAGAGAAGCCGATGAAAATCGATACCGGGGTGATATTGCCGATAGCCTGTATCGGGGCAGCGTACTCGGCTGCGATGATTTGCCCCCCAATGCGCGCACGTGACACGTTGATCGATCCATCCGCAGCAGAGTAACCATTGATGAATGCAGACGCTACGGCTTTCTGCACTTGCGTAATGTAGTTACTTGGCAATGTTGTCAAGTTAGCTACATTAACAGTGATATACACTTGCGTGGCAGGCGGTACAACGTAGCGCACAACATACGTGGGGTATGGTGCAACGTAATTGACAGTATCTTGAATGGTTACGCTAGTGGTGCCTTGTGACGACATACCGCAACCTGCGTCTAGCTTACTGTGAATCGCCGCAGCCACAACAGCAGTAGTGCCACCAGTCGCGGCTACCATGATCGAATTTGCCGGTATAGGGTAATTAGTCGCGCCATACGTGATCGCAGACGTGCTGCCGTTGTTGTACACATACACATCACTAACGTTCGTGACAGCCGCAACGGCGGCGCGCACAGACTCCGCTGAACCCGTGCCGCCAATTTGCACACTCTCTTGTCGCCGCGTTTCAAACGCTGCACGGCCTTCTACGTCTTGCCCCGGCGTGCTGCTAACGCTGTTAGACACGCCTTCCCAGCCTGCCGAGCGCTGATAAATAGTCAGGTCGTTGATGCCTGCTACCGGCGCGCTGCCCGAAGTAGTCGCTTGAAACGTCACCGTAGCGGTGCCTGCCGAGCCAAACACAACTGACGTAGTGGAGGCCCATATCGTACCGTCTGACGATTTAACCTGCGCACCTGCCGCGAGCGGTTGGCCGACGACACCAGTCACGGTAGCGAGTACGGTGGCATATGTTGCCGCGTTGCGAGTAAGCAAATAAATACGACCAAGCGCATCCTGAAATGCCCCCGAGGCGGTCAACGGGTCTACGTTAGCAATTAACTGCGCTAACGCTGCCTGAAAGTCGGCCACCATGTATGACTGCGAGGAGGATAACTGACCTTGTGGTGTAGCAAGTGCGGAAGACAACGTCTTACCCGTCGCAGCCCAAGCAGCGACATAGTCGGCCAGGATGCCTGTCAGAATAGCCTGTTCGCTATACGTGAGCAGTCCGGCGCTAGTGAAGGTCGGTAAAGGTACGTTTGTTGTAGCCATGCCGGTGAGTGTATCAGAAAGCTTGCACTGTGCGAAAGGTCAATTGTCAGGGCAGACAGACTGTTTCATGTCGTACAAGTCAATCTTGATTTGCACATACTTAGCGATGCCGTCAGCAATGCTGGGTTGACCGTAAAACAACAACATGCCCAGCAGCACGACAATAAGCGCTTTGTACATTATTTAAGCTCCTTGTATCTGCCGGTAATCCCATGAGCAGCTTCGATAGCGCGGAATAGATCAGCGAAACTAGCCCCTGGCGTTCGATCCCACGTTGCGTAAATGCTTGCAATCTGCTCCTCGCTCAGCGGCTCCCGCTTCACGCTAGCAATGGCCTGTTCTGCGTAGGCGCGCATCTGATAGTCTGCAAACAAAGCCCTGCCTTCACCATCTTGGAATGGGTTATCATCAGTCGAATATGGAACTGGCAATTCCGGTAACTTGCTCATGCTGACTCCTTAGCCGCGATAGCTGCGTCAATAGCGGCTCTACCATCCAGATACACGCTGCCTAAATCAAGCTCGCCAGCCGCATCAAGAGCCACGTCGATTGACCAATGATTTATTCCTCTAGGGAATGTCTTCAACTTTGCTTGTTCAAGAATCCAATCCAGACGCGCGCTGTCCTTCGCATCAGCGGGTGGCGCGACTTCCGGTCCATCGTGGTCGCTTTGACCACCACCGATGTCATGGGCGGTTTCAATGGCGTGGGCATATACATGATGAGCAGATCGCGATACTCCACCTTGTCGTGCTTTCAGAGCATTATCGTTTGACGAGAGCCATAGCGCTGTCAACTCATCATCACTCAGAGGCTCCCGCTTCACGCTGGCAATGGCCTGCTCTGCGTAGGCGCGCATTTGGTCGGCGGTGAAATGCACCGGCCCGCGTACCATGATCTTGTGAGTTTGGTTGTAGATGCCGCCCTCGATTTCTGGCTCTGGCAACTCAGGTAACTGGTGGCTCATGGGGATTCCTTCTGACTAGCGAAACACGCATCACAAAAAATAAGGCCGTCTGAATCTCGGTTCCATCCACCGCACGCATCGGTATGCCCTGGTTCATAACAGCCATCACATGTGATGATTATTCCGTCTTGAACATCTAGCATGCAGATCAAGCAGTCGTCGTCTTTGCACGTCGTCCAATGGTGTTCAGGCATGGTCACTTTCCCGCCTCCTTAGCCGCGATAGCTGCGTCAATAGCGGCTCTACCATCCAGATACACGCTGCCTAAATCAAGCTCGCCAGCCGCATCAAGAGCCACGTCGATTGACCAATGATTTATTCCTCTAGGGAATGTC